GTGCCTGGCCCTGATCCAGTCGTTCATGTGGGAGGGCGTCGGCCTCATGCCCAGGGCGCCCCGCAGGCCCGCCGTGAGTCCAGCCTTCCGGTAGAACTGGGAGGTCGCGTAGGCGTCGAGGCCCTTCTCGATCGTCTGCCGGATGGCCCCCTTGTTGAACTGCAACCCGTTGGCATTGCGATTGACGTACCGGCCCAAGCCACCTGACTGCCACTGAGAGGTTGGTCCCGTGATGGGCTTGTCGGGGTCGACGGGCTTCTGCTTGCGCTGGGCGAACTCGGTGCCCACCTTCAGCCCTTCGGCGTAGGGCACGTTGGGGCGCCCGGTCGGTCCTTTGATCGGCTCTGAGGGACCGGGGCCTGCCGGTGGTGTGTCGCCCCCTTGAGCGCCACCCCCGCCACTCCCTTGGTATGGAACCCAGTTCTCTCCCCATATCGACATGGCTACCTCCAGGGGGGTGCGAGCTTGCGTAGCTGAGTGGTGCGACCGATGCCTGGTTCAGCGCCCATCATCACCTCTTCCTTGAGAGTCAACTGGGGCACGAGATCGAGCCGGGGGGCATTGCGCTGGTTCAGCCACATGGTGTCGAACGGCTGGGCTGCCATCTGCCGCTGGATGCCGTCAGTGGGCTGAAGCTGGGGTGGGAAGAAGTAGTCGCTCTGGTCGATCTGCTCGCCCTTGTGGACTCCCCTTACATAAGACCGCTGGTTGGCCCGGTTCTTAAGGCTGTCGAGGAGACGATCTCCACGCCGGGTGTTGATGGTGCCCAGGTAGCCATCCGGGTACATGGCCTCCGGCGTGCGGTTGTACGCGCTCCGGCGTGCATCCAGGGCGTCCCGGAAGAACGGCCCCATGCCGCCCCCGCCGCCGACTGTGTTGGCATCACCGGGCGCGCCGAAGCCATACGGCGGCAGATACTGCCAGGGAGTAAAGGTGCCCCTGGGCACTGACTACCCCGTTATGGACGTGGCGTCGAAGAAGCCTCGTACCTCGTCAGTCCGAGAGTGAGCGACCGGAAGAAGCTGGCCCAGGAAATGGGCGTCCTGGGGATCCTTCCTGGACGCGTCCTTCTCGCTCATCACCATGTCATAGGTAGGCCCCATGGCTTCGGTCTGATTCTGATGGCGCTCGTAGCTTCCAGGACCGATGTTGGTGGGGGCGGGGCCTTGGAAGACCCCCCGATCACCCGGCATAGGAACCCGCCTGACCGGCGCCGAACGACGCCTGGCGTCCTGGTGACGATGGTACGACCCGCCCCCCGCCCTGTGTCGGGACCGGCGACTCCTGTGGCACCTTCATCGACGGCGAGACCGTGAGCCTGGCGCCTGCCGACTCACCCGGACTCAGCCGCCCACGAGGAGGAGCAGGCTCGTTGACGGTGTCGGCTACCCCGGCCACGAAGTGGCTGCTGTCACCGATCTCGGGCCTGGACCCGTACCCATAGGTGTCAGTGCCGGTCTCGTAGGTGTCGGGGACGCCCTTGATGTGACCTCCAGTACCCAAGTAACGACCTCCTGCAATAGGAACCTGCGCTACGCCCTGGGCGGTAGCTTCGCCCGCAGCCAGTGCAGCTTCGCCTCCTGGTGAGGCAGCAAACGGAGGACTCCAGATACCGCCTGGACCGCCAGCCTGTCCGAGATGGCTGGAGGAAGCACCCATGCGGCGACGAATCGCGTGTCCAACTTTGCGCTGATCAGGCATGCCCCAAGCCTAGGGCTGGGCTACCGGCCCACCCTGACCAACCGGCGCTGAGCGATGGGGATCCACTCTGTACGCCCGTCCAGGGCCGTTATGACGTCTTGCTGGAACTGGGTGAGGCCCTCAGGGCGGGCCTCGATGGCGTGAGCTACACGAGCCAGGGCGTACGCCTCAGCGATATTCGGATCGTTGAAGTCCATCTCCCAGCGCTTGTATATCTCCTTGGGCATCATGTCCTTGCGTCCGTTGCCCTTGCCGGAGACGAACTTCTTGAGTTGCTGGGGGGCCACCAGGACCGGGAAGCCACGCCGGTCATCGCTGTCGAACATCGAGAGGACGGCCAGCTTGATGGCGGCGCCCACCTCTCCGGAGGCGTGCTGGCCGTACTTCTCGGCCATGCTGTACGCCTCCATGGCGATGAGCTTGATGACCCCTCCCGGCTGGTGAGCAGCGATCTTGGTGAACTCGTTGGCGATGTCCACCATGAGCTTGCGGAGCCGCAGTACCCCGGTGGGCATGGGTGGCTTGGGCTTCCAGGCGGTCACCAGGCCCGCCTGTGGGGACCAGGAGACCATGGCGCAGTTCTTACTGCCTGGGTCGATACCGATGTAGATGTCGCTCATGTCTTGGCTGGGGCTATGCCTCGCTCTTCCTTCCACTTCATCAGTTGCCTGGCGCCATGAAGCTGCTCAGCGTGGGCCTGGGCGATCCGCTCGACATGCTCAGGCTCAAGCTCGGTGCCGTGGTGGGCCAGCTTGCGCTTCACGCCCTCTCGGGCCACTGCCAACGCATCCAGGAACTCTTGGCTACGAGACACGGCGCGATCATCCCACACTCACGCGTTGGATTTCCCGGTTGATGTACCAAGCAGCTTTCTGGAGATCCTCGATGGCCGGAGTGCTGTCCTTGAGGCCCGCCCGCCACAGATATTTAACGGCGTTCCCCACGTTAAATGTCATGTGTTCCACCACGTCGATGCACTCCACACCAGAGGGGTGCTGGTTGTAATGGGCTGGGTGATCGACGGCGCTCATTTTTTGGGCCGATGCTCGGGCACCTCCAGGGCGCTGTGGATCTCGGCGTAGACCTCAGCCTCCTCCCTGGTGGAATAGTTGCCCCCGCAGTACCCGCAGTACTCACACTCGTAGGAGAACCGGCCCAGTACCTTGCCCTCCACCACCCAGGTGCGAGCGCTCACGGGGCTACGAGACGTACAACCACTGCTGATTTTTTGCCGGGAGCTAGCTGCTCCTTCAGAGATGTCTGGAGGTGGATGAAGCACACCTCCTCCTCTCCGACGACGTACATGGCCTTGTTGGTGCAAGGCCCCTTCTTGGTCTGACCCACACATTTGGTCATGATTTTCCCCATCTTTTTCTCATCTCGGTGGTGGACTTCGGCTCCTGGCCCTGACGTCTCCTCCTCACCTTGGTGTGAGTGGGACCAATCGTCCCCTGGTAGAGCCGCTGGGAGCAGTCAGCGCAGTACACGCACCGGCCTATCTGTTCCCACTCATGGTCATCGTGCCTGGCGATCTCGTCCCACATGGCCTGCACGGCATCCATGATGTGACCATCGGTCACGGCGCCCCCCTGTCTGCTCGGCGGTACCCAGGGTTTTTTGCATCAGTCCTCCTGGTCAGTTCCCTGGACACCACGGCAGCGTCCCGCTCAGCCGACTGGAAGAGCATCTGCTTCAGCTTGCGCCTCGCGTAGTACAGCATGAGGGCTTCCCTAGCGGCACGAATCTCAGAGTCCGACTCCATTTCCGCCCGCACCCAGGTGATCGCTTCGCTCGCCTTTGTAGGACGATTGCGTGTGAGGAACAGCCCTTCCAGCTTTCGGATTTCTGCCTCTGCATGGTTCTCGTAGATCTCCTCGATGGCTAGCTGGTACTGGAAAAAATCAGTCCACCGGGTGAACTGTACGAACAGGTTCATTAACTGCTTGTCGGTCAGGTCGTCAATGTCGGCTTCCAGGATCGGTACCTTGGTGTCGGGGGGTGGCGGCTCGTCAATCCCCAAGTCTTTGAAGGCGTCGCGTCGCTGGCCTCCCACCGTTTTCGCCAGGGCTTCCCTGATGGTCAGGGGCGGCTTCCGGGACAGGCGCCGTCCTCCTGACGAGGACTCTTCCTCCGTTGCGGTCATTCTTCTCCTCATAGCGTTGACAGTCGGCACAACCGCCAAAGGGACACTTCGGGATGTTGCCGCCCTGGAGGGCCATGGCAACTCGGCTACACATATCTAGCCGATCCGAGATCCGCTCCTCTCGGTAGTGGACGATCATCTCCTTAACTTTTTGGTTCCACTTGCACTCGTAGAGGAAGATGACCTCAGTGATCCGCTTGTGCAGGAAGCAGTAAAAGTCGCCCTGCCGTACGTGTGAGGGGAAGGGCCTGCGGATGGAGTCCCACAGCCCGTCGTAGTCCAGGAAGCTCCTGGTTTTTCCGTTGATGTTCAGCTTGTAGGTGTGTTCAGCGATTAGCTGGGGCGCCTCAAAGCGCAGGGTGCCCAGGCCCACGCTCTTGATCTCCACCAGGCTGTCCTCCACCCCACCGTCAGCATGACCGACCATGTGGAGGTTGTGGTTGATCAGCGGGATCTCGTGGTAGCTCAGGGCCTGGCGCCCCCGGTGGCACTTCTCACACTCCTGGGGAGCCAGGGCTGGGAAGGCGTAATGGCACTCCTGGCAATAAAACGTGCCCCACAGTCGACCGAGATCCCACAGCCTTTTCTGCCACTTGCCGTGGATCTCCTTGCCCTCATCGAAGACCATCTGCATGCGCCAGTGCAGAGAGGGTAGGGCCTCCCTGGCTGGTACCCCGGCCATGCGGTAGTAGCTAGCCCTGGGACACCAGTCCGAATGGCTGATCTCCGATGGATGCAGAGCGTCGTCTCTCAGCCCGTTCTCGGCGCCAGGCTGCAAGAGCAATCTTTGAACATCCCCAAGGAGTCGGGTGTCCCGCTTGGTCGTGTCCAGGAGCATCCGCAGGTTCGGGTCGATCACGCGCCG